AACTGCATGACGGCAGCTTCTATCAGAAGCGCGCAGAGGAGGAGCTTGCACGTTTTAAGGACAAGCAAGCCAAGGCGAAGGCATCTGCAAATGCACGGTGGTCGCAAAGCGAACGCAATGCGAACGCAATGCGAACGCATGATGAACGTGACGATCGCATTCAGAAGAAAACGAATCGCAGTCAAGTTGGTCGCAAAATTACCGATGAGTCACTTAATTTAGATGGTGACGTTAAGTCTTTGATTGGCAATGAAATAAAACGTGCGAACGCTATGCGAACGCATTGCGAAGGCAATGCTCTCCAGACACCAGACACCAGACACCAGTCTAAAGAAGAAGGTATGAAAGGAGAGAGGCAGCGCGGAGCGCGCCTGCCCTCCGACTGGTGCCTTCCTGACGAGTGGGCTTCATGGGCCAAAGACGAGCGCCCGGATCTAGACCCATCCGTCACGGCCAGCAAGTTCCGCGACTACTGGGCGGCAAAGCCTGGCGCAGCCGGCCGGAAGCTGGACTGGCTCGCCACTTGGCGCAACTGGGTCCGAGAGGAGCGCGGTTCGCCCCCGCTTCGCGTAGTCGCTGGCGCTGTGCCGGCATGGAAAGCAGAGCAGCAAGCGCGCATGGCCGAGTTCGCAGGCCCCGCTGCAGCCAAACCCGTAACGCAACCGAAGGAGATCGTCGATGTCACTGCCCGCGTCGTGGGTTGAGCGCATTTTTGCCAAGTTGACGGTGCGCTACGGCGTGGCGTTCGTGCGGCAGTACGAAGGACTGGACATTGCAGCCGTGAAGCAGGACTGGTCCGATGTGCTCGGAGGCTTCGGCCCCGACAGCATCGCCTACGCTTTGCGATACCTGCCCAGCGAGAAGCCGCCGACTGCCATGCAGTTCCGCGACATCTGCCGCAGAGCGCCAGCACCGGATGAGCCGCAACGGCTGGAAGGCCCGAAGCCAGATCCTGCGCGGGTTGCAGCGCTCATGGAGCGCATGCGCAAGGCAACGTCTATCCCCCCGGAGATCAAGCACCCGCCGCGTTACGCAGCACGGGAAGGCGAATCCGTGTTCGCGGGCTTTAACCCGATCCCACCGGAGGCATGCCCGTGGAACCAACCGAAAGGCCAGGCATGAGCTTAGTCCCATGCATGGGCGGATGGTGCCGTAGCCGAAACGCATGCGCGCACCACTACGCGCAGACCCTTCCAGACCGAGATCCGGTCGAAAGACTGTGCGCCAAAGGCATTGACGAGCCTGCCCCTGTTCGCTGGATGGATCAGGAAGGCTCTAAATCGGCCGCACAAGGCCATGACGCAGTGGAGTTGGTGCGTGGGTAGCCTAAAGACGAATGGAGGGCTTTAATGACAATTAAACGATTCGCGGCCAGAGTTGACGAAAATCAAGCAGACATTGTGGAGGCGCTTAGAAGCGCTGGAGCTTCTGTGTTCATCGTTGGATTGCCTGTGGATTTGTTGTGCGGATTCGCTGGAAAAACTGTTTTGGTCGAAGTCAAGCGCGCGGTCGGCAAGCGCAACCCCCGCGCAGCCGACTACACCCAGCTACAGCGCGACTTCCTTGATAGCTGGCGCGGTGGCCCTGTCGCCACGGTCACTGATGTCGAGGGCGCGATGCGGGTGCTGAGAGTGATGGAGGCAGCATGAAGCGCGACAACCACTACACCAACTGCCAGGCAATCCTCAACGAATGGGGCGCGTGGGCTCGTAGGCCTCAGTTTTGGGCCAGGCTTCGCATGACAGGCGCGTGGGCCATGCTTCCGATGCCAAGCGAGTCACGGCCAGTGTCTGAGATCCGCCTGAGCCCGCAGTCACGGGCCATTCAATCGGTCGTCATGCAGATGGACGACAAGCGCAGCGGGATCCTCTACGCCTACTATGTCTGCGGCACTGCCTGGGACAACAATCCTGTTGTGTTCAAGCGCTACGGAATCGGGCGCACTCAGTTCTACGATCTGCTGAAGGAAAGTACACTCATGGCAGCGAACCGGGCCAAATCGGAGGGGTCGCTACATCCGTTTGAGTCGATGGCTTGACAGCGGACAGAAACGGGCCTAGATTGAAGAAATTAGATAGTCTGAACATATCTATCTTTGCGACTTGAGGCGCTTTCCTCATGACAGCCGAGAGGCGATTGCACCATGTATTTGCGGGAGAAGGCACTAGCCGTTTGTGAGCGGATTTCTAGCGGCGAAAGCGCTCGGAAGTCTTGCCTCGCTGAAGGCGTCAAGGTGCCTACATTCCTGCTCTGGTGCAGTCAGAACGCAGACTTGGCTGAGCACTACGCGCGCGCGTTAAGTTTGCGTGCTGACGTTCTGTTTGATGGTATTGAGGATGTGTCTGAAGACGCGGCCAATGCAGACAACGCTGTGCGTGTCGCTGGACTGCGCTTGAAGTCGGACAACCTCAAGTGGCAACTTGCGCGGATGAGCCCTCGCAAGTATGGCGACAAACTTGATCTGAATCACGGAGGCCGTGTTCAGTTTGAGCGCATAGAGTGCGTCGTTGTCGATCCTGCGGGTTGAGATAGCGCGGGCTTTCCTGCCGCTTGAGAGGCCCGCTAGATACCTAGGCGCACATGGCGGCCGAGGGTCTTCAAAATCACACTACTTTGGCGGCAAGTGGCTGCGCCGTAGTATTGCTGAGAAGTTTGATTGCGTGTGCCTTCGGGAGGTGCAGCGCTCTCTAGAGTTTTCTGTTAAGAAACTGCTAGAGCAGAAGATTGAGGCGCACAACGCTGGTGCCTACTTCAACGTCCAGGATAGGCGCATCATTTCGTCTACTGGTGGCGTCACGATATTTGAGGGCCTGCAGAATCACACCGCAGACTCCATCAAGTCTCTAGAAGATTTTGACGTTGCGTTCACTGAAGAGGCGCACGGCCTGAGTCAACGCAGCCTTGACATCCTGCGGCCAACGATCCGCAAGCCTGGATCGCAGTTGTGGTTTGCGTGGAATCCTGACCTAGCCACAGACCCGATTGACGTACTGCTACGGGGCGATAAGCCGCCGCCTGATGCAATCGTCGTTGAAGCAAACTACAGAGACAACCCTTGGTTGCCACAGGTTCTTCGTGAAGAACTGGAGTACGACCAGCGGCGCGACCCAGACAAGTTCGCGCATGTGTGGCTGGGACAGTACAGGCGCAACAGCGAAGCCCGCGTCTTCCGCAACTGGACCATCGAAGAGTTTGAGACTGACGAGACAGCAACGCTCCGCCTTGGAGCGGATTGGGGCTTCAGCGTTGACCCTAGCGTCCTGATCCGCTGCTACATCAAGGGCAAAAAGCTGTACGTCGATCACGAGGCTTACATGGTGGGCTGCGAGATTGACTTGCTGCCAGATCTCTTCGACCGAGTGCCTGACTCGCGCAAGTGGTTCATCACGGCCGACTCTGCCAGGCCGGAGACGATCAGCTACATGCGCAAGCATGGCTATCCGAAGATCAATGCCGCGATCAAGGGTGCGAAGTCTGTCGAAGAGGGCGTTGAGTTTCTCAAGAGCTTCGACATCGTTGTGCATCCTCGGTGCAAGCACTTGATTGACGAGCTGACCCTGTACAGCTACGAGACGGACACGCTGACGGGCCAGGTGCTTCCGAAGCTTGCAGACAAGGACAACCACGTTATCGACGCTCTGCGCTATGCCTGCGAGGGCGCACGGAAGGCGTGGAAGAAGCCCGAAGATCCCGTCGAAGAGGAAGAAGAGTTCGGCGGCTCTTGGATGTCATGAAGAACGGACGCCACGCTTTAGGCCCCGCGTCATGCGTGGTCAGCTACAGCTACGCAGTGCCTGTCAACATGCGCGGCAAGCTACGCGAAATCACGGGCCTGCAGGTCAAGCGCAGCGACAGGGGACAAGGGCACGGCACAGCGCTTCTCGAGCAGGTGGCAGAGGAAGCAGACAAAGCAGCGTTGGCGCTGCTGGTGGTTGTCGAGCCCTACGACTCAGAGAAGAGTCAATGGGATCTCGGCAACTGGTATCGCAAACACGGGTTTGTTGACATACAGGTAAGCCCGCGAGTCATGGTGAGAGCACCTAAGCAATAACGATGGCAACAGACACCGAATCCCTGCTGAAAGAGGCGAGGGATCGGTTGGCAGCCGTCATTAAGCACGATAGCGAAAACCGCAAGGAAGCGGCGATCGATCACGCCTTCCTGGCTGGTGAGCAGTGGGATGCTGACGACCGGCGCATGCGCACTCAGGTTGAGCAGCGGCCCTGCCTGACGATCAACAAGTTGCCGGCGTTCGTACACCAAGTCGTCAACGATCAGAGGCAGAACAGACCTTCGATCAAGGTGCATCCGGTTGACAGCGATGCAGACCCGGAGATTGCCGAGGTAATCCAGGGCGCGATCAAGTACATCGAGTACAACTCCAATGCCGATGCGTGCTACGACACGGCTGTAAGCCACGCGACCATCGGAGGGTTCGGGTACTTCAGGCTCGGAACGGAGTACACCGACGAGGCAAGCTTCGACCAAGAGATCAAGCTTCGCAGGGTTCAGAACCCGTTCACGGTCTACATTGACCCGTGGAGCGTAGAGCCTGATGGCTCGGACATGAACTGGTGCTTCGTGACTGAGTTGGTCAGCCGCGAAGAGTTCGAGGCCATGTACCCCAAGGCCAAGGCGACGAGCGCCGAGAGCCTGGTAGTCGGCGCTGGCGATACCGCGGTCATTTGGATGTCTGATGACTCCATCCGTGTGGCTGAGTATTACAAGGTGAAGGTTGAGTCGGCCACACTTGTGCGCACGGTTGACGGGCAGGACGTATTCGAGGACGAGCTACAGCCAGGCCAGGAGATCAGCGTCGGATCTGACGGCAAGCCGATGTCGCGCAAGAGCGAGAAGCGCACTGTCTGCTGGTACAAGATCACTGGCACAGACATACTCGAGGAAACAGAGATCCCATGCAAGTGGATTCCTGTATTTCCGGTATACGGTGACGAACACGTCGTCAACGGGCGCATTCGTCGCAATGGCATGGTGCGGTGGGCGCGCGATCCACAGCGCATGTACAACTTCTGGATGACCAGTGCGACCGAAGAGGTTGCTCTTCGTCCTAAGACCCCATTCGTCGGCGCTGTCGGCCAGTTCGAGACTGCCAAGAAGTCATGGCAGCAGGCTAACCGGCGCTCGTTTCCGTTCTTGGAATATGACCCCGTCACGGTCGATGGCAACCTTGCAGGCGCTCCACAGCGTCAGCAGATGGCCGACGTGCCGACGGGTGTTCTTGCGATGGCGATGCACGCCAGCGACAACATTAAGGCCACGACGGGGATCTTTGATGCCTCGCTGGGTGCAAAGGGCAACGAGACTAGCGGCAGGGCCATCACTGCGCGTCAGCGTGAGGGCGATACGGCCAACATGCACTTTGCTGACAACATGGCCCGCACACTGCGTCATGCTGGACGGTGCATCGTAAACATGATGCCGAAGGTGTATGACACGCCGAGGATCATGCGCATTCTCGGCAAGGACGAAAAAATGGACATGGTGCCCGTAAACCAGCCATTGCCGCAGCCTGAGATGGACGATAAGGGCGCGATCAAGACCGTCTTGAACGACCTGACTGTCGGCAAATACGATGTCACGATTGGCGTCGGACCCAGCTACACCACGCAGCGTCAAGAGGCTGTCGAAGCCATGATGCAGCTTGGGCAGAGCTATCCGACGCTTTATCAGGTGGCCGGCGACAAGATCGTGCGCTCAATGGATTGGCCTGGCGCTGATGAGATCGCAGACCGGCTTGAGAAGACCATCCCGCCGCAACTGCTTGAGAACAAGGACGACGAACAGAACAAGCAGCCGCTTCCGCCGCAAGTACAGCAGGCTCTGCAGCAGGCCGCGCAGGAGATCCAGCAGCTACAGCAAGCGCTGCAAGAGGCTCAGTCACCCATTGCCGTCAAGCAGGCAGAGGGGCAGAACAAGCTCGAGATTGCCAAGATGGAAGCGCAGCGCGCTATGGCTGAGTTGCAGTCCAAGCAGGAGACGGAGCAGGCCCGGATCGAGTCTCAGGAGCGCATTGCCTCGATGAACAACGAGACCAAGCATGAGATCGCAGAGCTTCAGGGAATGATCCAGATGCTCATGG